TAGGAGATTAGATTATGTCATTGATGGATCGTTTGAAGAAAACCAGTAGCATTGATATTGCCAGCGTCTTAGATGACTCTGAGATTTTTGGTGAGCGACAGAGTGTGGTTACAGAAATTCCTATTCTCAATGCCGCCCTGTCAGGCAGTCTCAAGGGTGGGTTGACATCTGGTGTGACGCAGATCGCAGGACCCTCCAAGCATTTCAAAACGGGTATCGGACTTATGTTGATTCGCGCCTTCTTACAGCATCACAAAGATGGTGCAGTCTTGTTCTACGATTCAGAATTTGGTTCTCCCCCTGCCTACTTCAACACCTTCGGCATCGACATGAAGAAAGTGTTTCATACACCCATAACTGATGTGGAACAACTCAAACATGACATCATGGTTCAGTTGGCGGAAGCCAAGCGGGGCGACCCGCTCTTGATTATCATTGACTCTATCGGGCAACTCGCGTCTCTCAAAGAAGTGGACGATGCGATTGAAGGTAAGTCTGTGGCTGATATGACGCGAGCGAAAGCGATTAAGTCGTTGTTCCGTATGATTACTCCACACTTGCGAATCAAGGATATTCCTCTCATCGTGATTAACCACACCTACAAGACCCTGGAAATGTTCAGCAAGGACGTGGTGGGGGGTGGAACGGGTTCCTATTTTGCGGCTGACACCATTTGGATTGTTGGACGCAGACAAGAGAAGGTCAAGGACGAACTGGCAGGATATGAATTTGTCCTGAAGGTGGAGAAGTCGCGCTTTGTCAAGGAAGGATCAAAGTTCCCGATCACGGTCAAGTTTGACTTGGGCATTGAGAAGTATTCTGGACTCTTGGAGAGTGCAGTGGAAGCGGGATTTGTCACGCAACCCAAAGAGGGATTCTACCAGAAGAAGGGTGACAAGACTGCGGTGCGAGAAGCCAAGACCAAGAACGATGAATTTTGGGCATCCATTTTAGCCAGTGAGGAATTTAATGAATTTATTAGAAAAAAGTATGAAGTGGCTTATGGCGATATTCTCGCCACAGCCGCCGCTGAAGCCACTGCTGACGGAGAATGAGGATTACTGCTTCAGCGAAATAATCATCGCTGAGGAACCCATTCACGCTGTCAAGATATTGACAGGTCCGTACATGAATGTCATGGTCTACTACGGGTATGTGAAGTTGATACCAGAGCACGGCACTCATCGCCTTGCGTTTCAGTATACGATATGGGACTCCGCGAGTTTCACAAAGAAAGAGTTGGTTGAATCGCAAGCGTTTATTATGCGAGTAGGTGATACTTTGGCATCAATCATTGCCGACGAGAAAAATGTGGGGGAATATGGTACACCTCAACCGGATGAAGAATAATGCCCCTGCATCACATCATACCAAAACATGAATGGAAGGCACGATTCGGGGACTTAGAGGGATTCGACGCCCTTGATAATTTGGTGAATCTGACCACCGAGCAGCATTCACAGGCTCACGCGCTGCTTTATGAAATGATTGGCAGGACACGCGGCCCCTATAAAAAGAAAGGGACAACAATTGCATAGGTTAGAGCAAACGATACTCAAGACGCTGATATATCATGATGCGTATTTACGCAAAGTGCTTCCGTATCTCAAAGAATCCTACTTCAAAGAACCGATTGAGTTGATTGTTCTGAAGGAAATTGTGTCCTTTGTGGCGAAGTATAACAATCCTCCGACCCATGAAGCCCTGGTAATCAACCTGACTGAAGCCGACAACCTCAAAGAGGAGCAGGTGCGCGATGCGGTTGAACTCCTCAAGCAACTCCACCTAGATCGTAAGGAGCCTACTGACCTGGCATGGTTGACTGACCAGACTGAAAAGTTTTGTCAAGAATCGGCGCTGCACAATGCCGCAATGGATGCGATTGCGATTATGGATGGGGGAGGAATTGATAAGAGAACGAAAGGGTCAATTCCTGAAATTTTCACCCAAGCCCTTGCGGTGTCATTTGATCCTCACGTTGGGCATGATTACATGGAACAGTCTGAAGCGCGATTTGACTTCTACCATGCGGTGGAGGAAAAAGTTCCGTTTGATTTAGATTTCTTCAATAAGATCACTGATGGGGGATTCTCCGTCAAGACGCTGAACATTTTTCTTGCAGGGGTCAATGTCGGAAAGTCTTTATTGATGTGCCATTTGGCAGCCGCCGCGGTGTCGCGTGGCTACAATGTTTTATACATCACAATGGAAATGGCAGAGGAACAGATCGCCAAGCGTATTGATGCCAACCTATTGAATGTGGAGATGAACAGTATCAAGAAACTCAGTAAGAAAGAATATGATATCAAGTTCGCCGCGCTTCGTAACAAAGCACATGGGAAACTCATTATCAAGGAATACCCAACCGCCTCAGCCTCTACATTGCATTTTCGTGCGTTACTCAACGAACTGGCACTCAAGAAGTCCTTTCGCCCCCAATTGATATTCGTGGACTACTTGAACATTTGCTGTTCGTCGCGTATCAAGGAAGGGGGTAACGTCAACTCCTACACGTATGTCAAAGCCATTGCTCAAGAATTGCGTGGCTTGGCAGTTGAATTCAAGTTACCAATCGTCTCAGCCACACAAACCACCAGGGCAGGGTTGGATAACTCAGACCTGGAAATGTCCGATACCTCTGAATCTATTGGACTCCCCGCCCTGGCAGACTTCATGGGGGCAATCATTGAAACTGAAGAATTGTCTGCGATAAATCAGTTCATGATAAAGGTCTTGAAGAATCGTTACATGGATAAGAATATCAATAAGCGATTTGTGATTGGGGTGGATCGTGCGCACATGCGATTGTATGATGCCGCAGCCTCAGCACAGACCAACATCAACCAGTCAGGGCAGACGAAGCAAGTTGAAGAACGTAAACCATTTGAGAAAGTCAAGCGAGACTTCAAAGGTTTTAAGGTCTAAGGAGAAATTATGAAACAAAGTTATGTTGATCTCGGACCCTACACCCCACCATTCATGAGTGTGTTTGAGGATGCACTCCCCACAATGTTCATGCAAAAACTCATTGATAAGTTTGAAGCGAACGAGGGGAATCACCAACAGGTCACGCAAGGCACTGAGGGCTTGGCACGCCGGTTCACCGAAATCAATATCTCGCAGCATTGGCAGGATGAGCATGATATGTTTGTCACCTATGTTCAGGAAGCCTGGAAAACCTACATGCTTGCCCAAGCGATTCAGTTTGACGTGCAATTCCCTCGTCAGTTTGGCTACGAGCATTTTAGAATGAAACGCTATCAACCCAATGGCACCGATGAATTCGGATTGCATACAGATGTGGGTAGTTATGGAACAGCCCGTAGGTTCGTGGCGTTTCTCTGGTATCTCAACACACCAGAAGGTGGCGGCGCAACCATATTTCACTCGTTTCAACAGCGAGCATGCTTGCTGCTTCCTGCTGTGGCGGGTCGCTTGCTGATATTTCCCCCGCTGTGGACTCACCCACACCAAGGCACCAAGGTTACGAGCGGGAACAAGTATATCGTAAGTGGATACTTACACTATATCTGAGGTCCTATGGCTTGGCATCATATTATACCCTACCATGAATGGAGAAAAAAGATGTCTGATACTATGAAAGCCAAAACACATACCTCCACTACATCTGACACATAAATAGGGGAAACAGACATGGAGGGATTATGGCTTTGTTTGGACTTCTCAAGGATCATCAGAAAGAAATCACACTAGGCACTCCCCGCGATCACAATGAAGTGGAGATGATGGCGAAGGTGAACAAGGCTATTGAAGATGTTTCTGGTAAAAGTGGGATCACTCTCAAACTTGGCAATTATACTTTTCAACATGTCATTGGTATGAATTCTAATTTCCCTGGCGACCCCAAGGCTGATGTGGCAATGGTGAGTGTCGCTGGTGGAAAAGCAACCGAAGTGGCATTCATTTCTTTCAAGAAGGCTGGTGGGGCAGAAGCGTTTCAACAATACTCAGGTCTCACTGAGGGTGCGGGGTTGACGATTAGTAATGATCCCATTGTGGTTAATTTTCTCAAAGATGCTGGCAAGCATATTGAATCATTCAACAAAGGGAAGAATATGGCACAGCAGGGCACCCCTGCGGCGTTTACCTATGTGCCAAACAGTGTGCCAGGTCGTATGCTAGTGGACAGGGCTGTGTTTGGACCCCAGTATAAAAAGATCACGTCCCGCGAAGGGATTGGGGGTCACAAAGATAATGTGCACGTCATCGCACAAGGAAACCCCATCCTCAAGAAAAACGGCGCCGTGTATGAGTTGATGTTCTCTGAGCACGTATTCAGCAACAACCAAGATTTGCGGTGGGTGTTCACCGGAGAATATGCAGCGGTCTTGGGTGGGACCTTTAGAAATGGTCGTGGATTTACGGTCAAAGGTAAACGCTTCACGAACTTTAGAGTGGGTCTCTATCCGTTCAAAATGGTTGGGCATAGAAAAGGTGCGGAAGAACTCTAATGCTACATTTCAAAACCTATCTCGCAGAAGCAGGCGAAAAGAATCTCCATCTGGAACACCTGGAAGATCAGGTATTCAATCGTGGTGTCGCTGGTGGGCGAGAAGCCATTGAATTTCTCCTCTCCCTACGCGACATGCTCCGTGGGCATGTTGAAAAACCCATCAATATCACAACCAAATGGGATGGGGCCCCCGCAGTATTTTGTGGTATCAATCCCGAAAATGGCAAATTCTTTGTAGGCACCAAAGGGGTATTTGCCAAGAATGCCAAGTTGAACTATACGGAGGCTGATATTGACAAAAATCATCCGTCTGAGGGATTGAATGTTAAATTGAAAGCCTGCCTCTGGTATCTCCCGAAGTTGGGTATCAAGGGCATCATGCAAGGTGACTTGATGTTCACAAAGGGTGACGTGCACTCACAGACTATAGAAGGGGAGAAGTATATCACCTTCACCCCGAACACCATTACCTACGCGATTCCTTTGCATCATACCGCATTAGTAGATCGTATCCTCAAAGCACAACTAGGCATCATTTTTCATACCGAGTATCATGGCACCAAGATGGCAACCCTGAAGTCCTCATTCAGGATTGACCTGGGGCACCTGACCCATACCAAAGATGTGTGGTTCCGCGATGCAAGTTTCGTGGACCAATCAGGCACGGCAACATTCACGGCTGCGGAAAGCGAACGGATGGACGCGCTCATGACCACAGCCGGGTTGATTTTTCACGGCATCAATGGCAAAATCCTGAATCAGATTGCACTCAACGAGGTTTTTAGGGGATGGATCAAACAATTCAATAACACCAAGATTCGTGAAGGCACCGCGATTGAGAATACCACAGAACACGTCAACGACTTTATCCGCTGGCTGGATGCACGCATGACCGCAGCGATTGGGGAAGCCAAGCAACCGGATACCAAGCGCAAGCGCACGCAAGAGAAAACCACCGTGCTTGGATTCTTTCGTGCGCACCGAGTTGACCTGAAGAACATTTTTGACTTGACAAATGCCCTCATCTATGCTAAACTAATGATAGTCCACAAACTTAACCAAGTGAAGGGGACGCAGACATTTCTGAAAACAGCCGATGGGTTTCAGGCTACGGCGCCTGAGGGATTTGTTGTAGTGGGGCATCTTGGTAACGCACTAAAACTTGTTGACCGGTTGCAATTTAGCCATGCGAACTTCAATGTCGCCAAAAATTGGGATAAGTAACATGAAGAACGATGGCTGCGACAAGACACAAGAGATGATAGATCAATGGCTTGAGAAAACGAAACATCTCAAAGAGGATTCCACCCCTAGTCAGATATATGGCTCATTAGACACCGAACAGGGTATCCAAGGTGGACCATTGGGAGAGGATCAACCAAAGACCAAGCAGGTGCGAACGATCAAGGCTTTGGTGCGTGCTAAATACAAGCGGTAATTGATGCAGTAACATTATGAGGTAATTATGAAGCAGGTGGATTTAGTGGTTGGGGCTGTGACAGGATACAAGTGGGACCAGATCAAGCATTGGGCAAACAGCCTTGATCGTTCAGGCTTCACGGGCAAGAAAGTTGTGATTGCCTACAATATGGATTATGACACCGCCGAGGAATTGACCAATCGCGGCTATCATATTATTGGGTTTTATAGGGATGATCTCGCTCGCCAAATTACCTACCCAGTCAAAGACTTCTCCATCGTTGTAGAACGATTCCTTCATTACTACCTCACACTGACCAATCAATCCAACCGCGAGTGCACTCGTTTCATCATCGCAACGGATGTGCGTGATGTGATCTTCCAACGCAACCCCTCAGAATATCTTGATGGTGAATGGCTCCGTGGGCATGACCTTGTTATGTCCTCTGAGGGTATTGCCTACAAGCATGAGGATTGGGGGAATAACAATCTCTTTCAATCATTTGGAACATCCTTGTGGAATACCCATAAGGACAACACGATTGTCAATTGTGGGGTAATCGCAGGAAAGTTTGATGCGTTCTTGGGATTGGCGAAAACGATTTATCTAGCGTGCCTGCATGCACCCCAACATGTGCCTGGGGGTGGTGGACCCGATCAGGCTGCATTGAACCTAATTCTTGATACCTACGTCTACGAGCATATCACCTGGATCAGCAGCCACGAAAGCACCTGGGCAGCACAACTAGGCACGATGATGGACCCGCGAAAGATTGACATGTATAAACCATTCCTCACAGAACCATTACCAACTTTTAATAGGGAAACAAATCAAGTTGTGAACCATCGTGGATTACCGTTTTCTATTGTCCATCAGTGGGATCGTGTTCCTGAAGTCAAGGAAGCGGTCGAAAGGTTATACTCATGATTGTCGCGTATTCACCAGAATCCCCCAACACCCTCAAAACTCCTGCTGAGAAAATTGCCCCTCCACTCAAGGTGGATGCGCGCCCCCGCAGAATTCTTTATGTGGTGCATCGTTACGCACCATATCCAGGTGGGTCAGAAAACTATGTGCGTGATATGGCAGAAGAGACTCGCCGCCGCGGTCATGTTGTTGCGGTATTTGCGGGGGACCATAAAGGAGACCTCAACGGCGTGATCGTGACCTCCGAGCCTAGCATTCTGAAAGAGAAGTGGGATTTGATTGTGGTTCACGGTGGGGATGTTTACCTTCAAAACTTTGTTCTAAAGCACGCCGATAGTCTTGGTGGACCTGTGTTGTATATGCTTATCATGCCCTCCAATTCCAAGGAATGTGTGGAAGCCCTTCACAAGGTTGCATTCGTGGGGTGTTCAACGCTGGCGGATTGGAGACATGTCAAACGGTGGAGTGTTGAAGATCGGGCTGTCCGTGTGCGCCACGGTGTCGATGCCGCAACGTCACTGGGGAGACCGGGGTTCCGTGAGAAACATGGGATCACGACACCTTATATGTTCTTATCCTCTGGTGGCTACTGGCCGAACAAAGCCTTTGATGAACTGGTGGGTGTTTTCAAGGAGTCCAAGCGCACCGATACAACTTTGGTGCTCACCGGTTATGATAATCGGTTTGGTCTTATGCCTTCCGATGAAGAATTTGTTCGTTCATTCCTCTTTACGGATCGTCAGGATATGTTGGATGCGTTGTTTGATGCCGACCTCTATATCCTGAATAGTTACGCAGAAGGATTTGGACTCGTTCTTTTGGAGTCAATGGTCAATATGACCCCGTGGGCAGGCAGGCATATTGCCGGGGCGGAACTGATGCGCGAATATGGATTCACCTACACCACTCCCTCCGAGTTGCAACTATATCTTCAATTGTTTAGAGGAGTCACAGGGACTCACCTGATGGAAGCACAAAATTATGTGATCTCAACCCATCTAGTGAAGCATACTGTGGCGGATATTTTGGCGATTCTGAAATGAATTTGACCTTTGGGATTTGCACCTCACAACAAGAAAGAACTCCACAGTTTCTTGAAGTGATTCAGTCTATTCATGCGCTCAAAGTGCCTGAGTATGAAATCATCATTGCCGGTTCCCCGCCTGGGTTTGCTGTGGTGTCGCAAGACCCCGACGTTCTCACAGAAACAGACTGTCATTATCTTACTGATGAAGTGCGTATGTTCACAACGCGAGGATGGATCACCCGTAAGAAGAATTTGATTGCGAGGCATGCCAAGTATGAAACTTTAGTGTTGCTTCATGACTACTTTGTGTTTGACCCGTATTGGTATCAAGGAATGGCATCACTAGGCTTTGACTGGGATATTTGTTGCTGCCCACAAACATTATTGGATGGTCGGCGACACTTCACGGATTGGGTGGCTGATGTGGGTGGACCCCGACCGGTCTACACGATGATTGACTATACCGATTGGTCCTACACCAAACACCAATACATCAGTGGAGGAATGTTTCTAGTGAAGAAGAATTTCCTCTTGCAGAATCCCTTCGCTGAATGGATGCCGCCGGGAACTTCTGAGGACGTGGAATGGTCAAGACGTGTCCGAGACAAGGCGAAGATTGTGTGCAACCCCGATGCCAAGGTGCGACACAATAAAGCCCACCGTGACGATGGAAGAAGAGGGTTTCCGTATGACCAATAAACTAGCAATATGGGACTTGGATGGTGTGCTGATTGACAGCCGTGAGATTCACTTCTTAGCCTTGAACAGAGCCTTACGGGAACTCAGTGAAAAGTATGTCATTTCCTGGGATGAACACTTATCCAAGTATGATGGGCTACCCACTACAAAGAAGCTGCATCTCTTGACAGAGCACAAGGGGCTACCAGCGACATTCTATCAACAGGTATGGGTCGCCAAGCAACGCCACACGGTTGAACTCTATCAGGATATTGAAGTCAGCCCCACCATCCGAGGCATCTTTGATCTTCTCAAGTTGAATGGTATTCAAATTGCCGTAGCCTCTAATAGTGTGCGACAAACAATGGTGATGGCACTCAGCCGCCTTGGTGTCATGGAGCAGGTAGATTTCTTTGTGTCCAATGAAGAAGTCAAGCACCCGAAGCCATTCCCTGAGATGTATTGGAAGTGCATGATTGCGCTGAAAACTGATACGAAGAATACCGTGGTGATTGAGGATTCCCACATTGGTCGTGAAGGTGCGCTCGCGTCCGGTGCTCATCTGATTCCGGTGAAGGACCACAACGATGTGACCTATGACCTGTGTAGTTCTATCATTGAATACTTTGAAGGACCCAAGCCAAAGAGTGTGCCGTGGCGCGACAAAAAGCTCAATGTGATTGTGCCGATGGCAGGGCATGGGTCTCGCTTTGCCGTCGCAGGCTACACTTTCCCGAAGCCTCTGATTGAAGTCAATGGGCGACCCATGATTCAGGTGGTGCGCGAAAGTCTCAACATTGATGCACACTACATATTCATAGTGCAGAGATCGCACTACGAGAAGTATCAACTCAAGTATATGCTCAACATGATCGCGCCAGGATGCGATATTGTTCTAGCTGATGGAGTTACAGAAGGTGCGGCGTGCACGGTGTTGTTAGCCAGGGAACTGATAAACAACGAACAGCCCATCCTCATTGCTAACTCCGATCAGTCGGTGGAATGGAATTCCAATGAATGTCTGTATGCCTTCTCTGCTGCGGGGATTGACGGTGGGATTATCACCTTCAAGTCGGTGCATCCCCAGTATTCGTTTGCCAGGACAGATGACCAGGGGTTCGTGAGTGAAGTCGCGGAAAAGAAAGTGATCTCCGATCAAGCCACAGTAGGATTATACTACTGGACGCATGGCGCAGACTTCGTAAAGTATGCGGAACAGATGATTGCCAAAAATCTCCGAGTCAATAATGAATTCTATGTCTGCCCTGTCTACAATGAAGCCATTCAAGATGGTAAAAAGATTCGTGTCAAAAATGTCGAGAAGATGTGGTCATTGGGAACACCAGAGGACTTGAATCATTATTTACGGGAGCATCATACATGAGAATGCGTCGGTTGGAAGAATTTAAGAATGGATGGATCATCGGTGACTTTGAGCCTTCGCTCCTGTGCACTAAGGACTTTGAAATCTCTGTGATGATTCACGAAAAGGGTGCCTATATACCATTACATTATCATCACTTGGTTGAAGAGATGAATGTGTTTGTGAGTGGGTCTATGCACTGCAACGGTCGATACTTAACACCAGGAGATATTTTTATTTTTGAGAAGGATGAAGTGAGTGATTGCATCGTTCTTGAAAAAAGCACGATTGTCGTGGTGAAGGTGCCTTCTATTTTGGGGGATAAATATAATGTTTAACATTTTTCGTGATGAGAGTTCTATTGACCATGAGAAGTATGTGGTCGTGGCATACAATCTTGAAAGCACGCACAGTATCAAGAAAGCCGCGTGGGACTTGGCTATTGGGCAGAGCATGGGCAATCCTAATGTGCGCAACGCATGGGAAACAGATGAGATGTTTGAAAATCATGCGTGCCTTGTCCTGCATCCAAACCTAGAAGGACTCACTGGGCATCGTCGCATTCTCATTGCATTCCCGATCATCAACACCGATTGGGAGGGGGATGGTATTGCCCATCTCATGTGCCAAATTCTTGGTGGACAAGCTGACATTGCACATATTGTTCGTTGTCGTATTCAACAACTTTTCATTCCTGAATCAGTGCGCAAACATTTCCAGCAACCGAAGTATGGTATTCGTGGTATTCGTGCGCTTACTGGTCGGTATGACAAACCAATCTTCGGAGGAATCATCAAGCCCAAGACTGGGTTGCGCCCTCATCAATTATTGGATATGGTGAAAGAATTGGTGGATGGTGGGGTAGACTTTATCAAGGAAGATGAAATCCTTTCCAATCCCGCATTCTGTAGTCTACAAGATCGGGTGCCCATGATTGCGAAGTATGTTCAATCCTGTGGGCGCAAGGTGGTGTATTGTTTTTCAATCAATGGTGATCCGCATGTGATTGAGAGCCGCGCAAAGTTCCTAGCCGAGGAAGGTGCGAATGGGGTGCATATCAATTTCTGGAGTGGACTGGGTGCGTATCATACGATTCGCCGCTTGGACCTTCCACTGTTCCTGCATTATCAAAAGAGTGGGGACAAAGTTATCACCCACCATAACAATGCGTTTGGTATGTCGTGGTTTGCCATGTGCCAACTCGCAGCCCTTGCAGGAGTGGACTCTATTCATGCGGGGATGTTTGGCGGATACATGCAAGAAGATACCAAGGAACTGAAAAGTGTCATGGACCTGCTTCACTCGCATAATGTGCTTCCTGCATTGTCCTGTGGCATGCACCCAGGACTGGTCAATCATGTGACTAAGAATGTTGGGGTGAACTATATGGCAAATGTCGGAGGCGCACTGCATGGGCATCCTCAAGGAACTCTCGCGGGGGGTCGAGCGATGAGGCAAGCGATTGATGGGAACTTTGGGGAAGAATATAGTGCCGCACTTGGCGCATGGGGGTTAGTCAATGGATAAGTTATCGCTATGGGTGCTTACTTTCAATCGTCCTGTGGCACTCAACAGACTCATCACGGAGTTGGGGCACCAAGGCATACGCTCCAACATCATGTCAAATCATTCTCTGGTGACCCTCACCGATGAATCTAGGGGGTATGTGGATCGTGTGGTCGTCAATAGCCTGAACACCGATGATTCAAATTTGTGGAATGCCCGAAGCTGGAACAGCGTCTTTTTCAAAGCCCTACAACACTCGGACAGCATCGCCTGCATTCAGGATGATACCTTTGTGCATCCTCAGTTTGCTCTCTGGCTGACAGAATGGCGTAAGCAGTATGATTTCATTTGGGGTCCAGCAGGGGATCAGTTCTACTATCTCACCCTTGATGTCTTGCGTAAGAGTGGATATTGGGATGAGCGATTCTGTTCTCCCTATTGTGGGGATGCTGACTTCATGAAGCGAGTTTTTCATTCGGGGTATGACAAGTCCCGCATGAGCATTGAAGATACCCATGATTGGGGATTCGTGCATAACTCCATCGGGATTCAGCAAGCGATTCGTACTGAATTGCATAGCAAAGCCATTGACCCGAACTATGAGAATGTGCATTGGCATATGGAAAGGATTCAAGCGGAGAAAGAACGTGATAGGAATAAGACGTTGCTCCGCGCACAAGCCTACTACCAAAAGAAGTGGGGGCATGTCTTGAACAATAACGGACCGGAAGTTGCGACCTACACACCAAGTTTTCCAGAGATTGACTGGTATCCGTGGGCAACAACCAAATACAATATAACGGCATACGATGGAGTCTAACATGACAACGAGGCATGATTATTTTCAACATCCAACGTGCGATCAATGGAACAATGCGCGGGTCAACGTCTTAGTGGGCGCACTAGGGGCTGACTGGTTTCCAGGGAAACGAATCCTTGACGTGGGGTGTGGGCACGGC